CTAAGTTCTTAACCCAACCTTCCGAATAAATTTCGTGAGGATTAACATCCGGTTGGTAAAGTATGAAAGGTAGCTTATCTAAGTCTGTTACTTCGTTTCTAATAACTTCTTTTCCCACCACAGCCAAGACCTCTATTCCTTTATCAGTCTTTACCCACATCTCGTGCAATAGACAAGTGTCTGACCCACTACTATCCTGTGCCTTAGTATACAATTGCTCTTTATAAGGGCTCTCACTTACTCTCTTATCACCCTTTAGTTCTTCTGTATTTTTATAAACAGGATTAGCCTTAATCTCTTCTACAGATTTTCTTATAACCTTAATAACAAATCGGGAATCTTCTATACTAGTAGCTACTGGGTCGAAGTAGGTGTCAAACGGGTCAAGCGTTTCTACCCACATACCAATGTCTTTATCATAACCATACTGAAATACTCCGAGTCCGTATATTAACCCATAAGTAAGGGCTTCTTTAACCTTATAAGGCATTCCAAGAACATCATACTGATTTCCTAAGAACTGACCGAGTGTTTTTAATGATTCCTCTTGGTCCTCTACATAAGGTCTAGCATCAACATCCCAAACTGGTTGAGCCTTTAATACTGCATTTCGTACAGCACGAACAGTCATGTAAATCAGGTTTACATAGAACTTTAATGGGTCTTGTTCGTTCCAAGTTAAACTACCATTCTTAATATCATACTTGAGATTTTGCCATCCCTTGTAGTAAGCCATGTTAATCATCCATTGCTTCTCTACACTAGACGACCTTGCATTCCTTGATTCATTGAAATACTTAGATTCCTTTTCAACCAAGTTATCGTTCTCTAACTTCTTATCTAATTCTTTTTTCTTCACACAACGGGCAGTTAAATTACTTTCCCTCGTAATTTACTTTAGATCAGGCATTCTATCTAAATCAACCAGATTAGAATCCTCCTCAGCTATTTCTCCCTTATCTGGCTTAGCGTTAGCGTCAACCGTTATATACTCAAACTCCTGGAGGTCTTTCGACTTCATCATTTTAACAAGCATTTCTCTCTCAGCCCTGTCATTTTTCAGCATAACCGCACCCAAATACACCAACCCACCGACTGCCCCAAGAGCTATTAAAGAAATACTCACCACAATAACCTCTGTCATATCTATATTATACCATAAAAATAAGGCTATCTTTACAGAACAGCGTCGTCGTTTTCGTAATCAATAGTAAAACTGTCGTCATCATCGTTATCCTCGTACTCACTCAACAAAGCACCCTGTTCGGTAGTTAATCTACCACCCTGGTCTCTCTGTACCCTCTCAAACCAATCTGGTCTACTCATAACCACATACCTAACAGCATCTAACGAGTGGTCAAAGGCCTTCTCTGGCTTCTCTTTCTTGTTGTTTAAACTTCCCTCTTTATACTTAGGCCATGAGTAGTTCTGGAACTCGCGAATGACATTCTTACACTTACCTAATACCTGTAGTCTCGACCTACCTAGTGCCTCATCCTTTCGTAACAATTGCGTAACATAGTCTATACCAGCCCTTACATCATTATTACCAGGAGTAACAGGAATACCGTTCTCGTGAAATAACTGCTCTACGCTAACGTCTGTACCCGTTTCTTGGTGAGTAGCCTTAGACGCAGGGTCAACAATATACATTTCAATCCTCTTAGTACCTACCATCTGCTTTATAGCGTCTGCGACCTCTTTAACGGTCTTACCTGTCTCGTAGTATTCATCAACTATGTACATAATATGGTCAGCAGTCTCTCTCACAAGTACAACAGCAGTAGGGTTCGTGTAACCAACATCAATTCCAACGAAGTATAGGTCGTCTCTGTCCCCCTCTACACTATCTGCAACATGGTCTTTCTCATCAAAGTCCGGATAGACGAGTCCTGTTAGTTTCTCGAATGAAGCCAGGTACTCTTGCCTAAACATAACGTCTGTCATTGTATTCCTAGCCTTCTCAACAACTTCTTGAGGAATGTATGGGTTATCTATCGTTCTGTATTGCCAAGCATTATAGTCTGGGTCTCCCTCCTTAGCCCTTTTGTAGAACTCATTATAAACCCAGTCGTATCCTTGTGGTGTTGTAGTAATCCAAGCATCACCCACCTTGTCAGACAACGCCGGGTAAATAACATCCCATACCATTTTACTCATAAAACACGCTTCGTCTAACCATAACCAGTCAAGTCCAATACCTCTCAGTTTATCAGGGTCTTCTCCAGACCTAAAAGTTATCTCTGAGTTATTAGTAAGTATTAGTCTATGGTCTTGTTTATTCCATTCCTTAACAGCACTCTGAGGAATCCACTCCATTATCGTCGGGATGTTAATATCTTTTAGCATTGGATAAGTAGGAGCTATAATCCACCCCTTTATTGGCCTACCCTTTATCACTGCCATCTTATCTGCATAATACAAGGATTCGATAGTCCCCGCTAAAGTTTTTCCTCCACGACGACCCGCTATTAAACAGCGAAATCTAGCAGAGGACTTATGAAACTCGGCCTGATACTTATGTGGCTTATATGTTTTGTCTGTCATACTAACTGATAAAATACTTGAACTGTTTTATTATCTATATCTTTCGTTTCCACCTTTACAATCTCACCCTTTAACCTACACTTCTTAATTAGCTTATTACAACACAAGTCACAACCATGTACGAAATTGTCAGTAGGCCCCTGCACGGTATGTCCTACACCGTGTTTACAAACCCACTCAACCCTATTATCCCCTCTACAATTAAGTTCCTCTATGTTGTCTAGGTTAAACCATTCTGGAACTGGGTATGGCAGTAGCCCCAAACCCTCTATTATCTCTATAAACCTAGGAACCTGAGGTATTTTACCTTTCATTATATCCAAGTCTTTTAATTGAATCTTCCCACTCTTTCTTTACTGCTTTAAGCCCAACCGTTAGTGCTAACAACTCCTGAAACTCTATAATAAATAATTCTTCTTCAGTTTCTGCGTCGTAAACAACTATCTGATGCTCCAGACTCTCCCAGTCCCAAACAACGTCGTGAGTTTTAAAGTCCAAACCGCTATCAATTCTAACCTTTCCCGTTTTAATTTCCATTAGAGTAAATATTAATTTATATAGTCTGGTTTCTCACCACCAATTAATCTTCCACTAACCCATCCACCGCAACTTAGACACTGATATCTCTTTCTTCTACCTGTTTGTGTATAAGTGAACCCACCACGTCTAAACTTCTCACCTGCGCACTTAGGACACGCCTCAGGCATATCTCCAATTAAAGCAACTGATGGATGATTCTGTATCCAAGGCCTTAACCTTAGATACAACTTCTCTTCAAGCTCAACGTCTTTCTTATTATATTCTTTCATTGTCTTCCACGCCTTCTTCTCACCCATTAAGACCTTTTTCCACAACGCCCACCCCTCATGTTCCATCTTTCCTCCAAACCCGAACTGTGTACAAATATTGTTCAGATTATTTTTACTAAATCTTCCGTACTTCTTGAGCACCTTTTTAGTGTCTATCTGTTTATACGGACTTGGTGGTGTTAATCCCCATACCATCATTCTTGACTGAGCCGTTTTATTATCAAAGGAATCCGAATTGTGACCGACAATAATATCGGCCTCATCAAACAGTTTATGAATGGCCATTACCACTTGCTTATCGTTCATTTCGCCCTTCTTATATCCTACAAAATCGTCTTGTGCGACAACTTTAACCTTTCTATCACCCAACCATTTATAAGCAAAACATAGTATCTGAGACTCTTCTATAACCTCAAGTGCATTACTCTCGTAGGCACTCCAGTTATACGAAATCATTGGGCTCGTTTCTATATCCCAAATCAGTATCCTAGCCTCCCTCGTATCTTCCATTACTTTAGGCAGTTTAAATTATCTAACAAACTTTAATGTGTATATATTACTATTCCTATAAAAAACCTTTAGTAACCGGGTTTGTTCATCTCTGTTCTTAAATTTCAAAACCATCACTCTATACCCACTAGGCCTCTTAAATATCTTAGAGACCCACATAGCCTCATTATATCCTCTTACTACTTTATGCCTTGAACCATACCTGAATATGTAGGCGTATATAACTACCAACCAAAACTTTAATACCTCTAGTTTATTCTTCATACTTCTTATAAAACTCAACCGTTTCTTTAATCACATCCGCCAACGACTTATACCCACCCTTAATAGGGAATGGATTATCAGCTACAACTGTAGACCCTGGAGTTTCCCCGTCTCTCATAGGGACTTCAACAATCTCACTCTTGCTATCACAAGCATTTATAACAATTTGTGCAATCTCATATACGGTTGGAGCAAGCCCAGTTCCAGCCTCTACCTTAGTAGCTGGAGCAAACGTACCATCACTAATTCTTTCCAGTGTTTCAACTAAAACCTTCGCAACGTCTCCTGCGTAAACCACATCCATTTTAGAACAGTTATCCTTACCACCGTAAACCGTAATAGGCTCATTCTTTAATGCCTGAGTAATAAACGTAGCCATTATCTTTCCTGTATTCTTAACCTTTTGTCTTGGCCCTACTGCGTTTAAGGCTCTTACAACTCCACCCCTTACTCCTAGGTACTTAGAATATTTCATTATCTCCCTCTCAGCAGCCATTTTAGTATTTGAGTAATTGTTATGTTCAAAGAAATTGCCCACCGATATATAAACAATAGGAACATCAAATATCTTACAAGGTTCTAGTGCGTTTAATAATCCTTTAACATTGTTCTCATACCATGGCCAGACGTTCTCTTGGTGTTTAGTTCCAAGAATAGCGGCCAAATGAATAACCCCATCCACCTGTTCAACTAATTTGTACATTAACGCTTCATCTCTTACGTCTCCGTAGTATATTTCATCGGGGATTTCTCTTTTAGTTAACCCTTTAACTGTTCTTTGACTCCTCTGTAAACCAACACCGTAGTAACCCCTATCGTGTAACTCACCTACCCCATAACTTGGGACGAGCCCGTTCGACTCCGTACAGAGT